TGTAAATGCCCTACTTGCGAATAGCGGAGAAAGATTTGATGAATTAAGTGGATATATAGCAGATGCAGATGGTGCTGCCGCTGATATGGCTGAAACTATGAACAATAACCTTAGTGGACAACTAACACTTCTTAAAAGTGCCTTAGAAGGTGCTGGAATAACTATAGGTAATGCACTTTTACCTGTTATAAAAGACTTGGTAAGTGGAATAAATGGCTTAGTTGATTGGTTTAATAGTCTTAATCCTGCTATTCAAACAACTATAGTTGTTATAGGTGGAATAGCTACTGCAATAGGTCCTGCTCTTTTAATCTTTGGGAACATGGTTACTGCTATAGGAAGTGCTGTAACTGGTTTTGGGGTGTTAAAAACGGCAATTATCGCATTTGGCACATTAATGAAAACCAATTTATTAGCTTCAATAATATCTTTTAATACAACTCTTACAACATCTATAATACCTGCAATAACAGGATTCGCAAATGTTTTAGGTGGTGCAATTTTAAGTGCAATAAATGGTGTTGCAACTTTCTTAACAGGTACTTTAATACCTGCTTTAACTGCTACTGCCGTTACTATAGGTGCAGTATCTGTACCAGTTTGGGCTGTAATAGCCGTATTTGCTGCTTTAGTTGCTGCTGGTGTAGCAGTTTATAAGAATTGGGATGTTATAAAAGCTAAGTGTATAGAGATATGGCAAGGAAGTATAAAGCCTACAATTACTAATGTTACAAATGAAATAAAAAGTGTTGTAACTTCGGCATGGAACGGTATAAAGTCAACTGTTTCAAGTGTTTCAAATGAAATAAAAAGCGTTGTGTCTAGTGCTTGGAATTCAATAAAAAGTGTTATAACTAGTGTTTTAAATACAATTAAAAGTATCGTGTCTTCTACATGGAACAATGTAAGAAGTACAACATCCAGCATTTTAAATGGAATAAAAGGGGTAGTATCTTCTGCATTTAATGGTGTTGTAACAAGTATAAGTTCTTCTTTAAGTAAAGCATTTAGCACTGCGACATCTTGGTGGAATAAAATAAAAAATATATTCTCTAAACCTATTAGTGCAGTTGTAAATATATTCAAGAAGGAAAAAAGCTTAGTTGCCCCACCTACGAATGATACAACTACTTACACAAATTCTTTAAGAGCTAGAGAAAATACTATAAATGATTTTGCAAATGGTATGAGTGCAAGAGTTTATACTATGTATAAAAATTCTGAAATAGATTTAAAATTGCCTACTATTAAGACAGATAAGTCTAATAAATCTAATAGTGAAAGACCTGTTGAAATTAATCTTAACATAGATAAGTTTGTAAACGAAAGAAAGCAAGATATAAAAGAACTTATGCAAGAAATAGCATTTGAAGTAAAAAGACAACGGTTAAGTTTAGGGGGTGTTAGATAGTGATATACTATGTAGATAAAAACTCACTAGAACATTTTACATTTGGAGGCACTTCTAGTGCTTCCTTTAATTTCATAATAGTTGAAAATGATAATTTAAATGGATTTGAAAATGATTTTGAACTAATAGAAATTCCAGGTCGTAGTGGTGATTTATTAATAAACAACAATAGAAAGAAAAATAAAGAAATAAACATAGAAGCTTATATAGATTTAGATGGATTAGGAGATGCTAAAACTGTATCTAGAGATGTAAAACAATGGTTGCAAGGAGAAGTAAAATATAAAGACTTAACTTTTAGTGATGATCTAGTAAATTATAAAGCTGTTGTAGTTGGTGAAGTTGAAATATATGAAGAAATAGAAAACTTATTAAATATAAAATTTAAGTTTAGTTGCAAAGAGGTGATTTAATGATAACTCTTTATGATATAGATGCAACAACTGAAATTTGTGTATTAGATGAAGTTTTAGAATGTTTAGTTATAGAGGAACAAAACAGTATATTTGAACTTGAAATGACTTATAGTATATATTCTTCAAATTTTAGTAATTTAAAAAATAATAGAGTTTTAAAAGTTAAGGCTAGTGATGAACTAGGAGAACAATTATTTAGAATCTATTATATAAGTAATGAGGTTAACGGGAAAATATATATAAAAGCTCAACATATAACTTATGATCTAATAGATAACTTTATAGAGGGATTAACTTGCACTAAATCTACTTGTGAACAATCTTTTCAAGCTATGTTAAACAAATGCCAATTTGAACATAAATTTAATGGCTATTCAGATATTGAACATACATCAACTTATAATATCAATAGGTGTAATGCTTTAGAAGCTATTTTAGGTATGAAAGGGAGTTTACTTGATACTTATGGAAATGGTGCAAAGCTAAAAAGAGATAATTATAATATTTACCTTAATAAAACTAGAGGAAGTAATAATGGTGTTACTATAGAATATTCAAAAAATATAATTGGATATAAAAGAGAAATAGATGAAACTGGCCTTATTACTTGTATATATCCTTTTGCTAAAGTTCAAAGAGAACTTGGCGAAGAAGATAATATGACTACTATTGAGGAAACTATAGTACTTCCTGAAAGATTTATTAATTCTAAATATATAAATAATTATCCACACCCTAAAATATTAGCTATTGACTATTCAGAAAAAGAAGTTAAAGACATAGAATCATTAAGAACACAAGCAAATAAATATTTTAGTGAAACTAAAAAAGATATTCCAAATATTAATTATAAAGTTGAATTTATATATCTTCATCAAACTTTAGAATATGAAGAATTAAATTTAAAAGCACTTGAAACAGTTGGCATGGGTGATGTTGTAACTGTTATTGATGAACGAATTGGAATGAATGTAGAAGCTAGTGTTATTAAAACTGTATTTAATCCTTTACTAAATAGATATGAAAGTATTGAATTAGGAAACTTTAAAACTGGCATAAATGATATTATAGGAGACTTGGAAACAAGTGTAGATAATGCACTAGGTCAAATAAATAATATGTATACTAATTTTGAAGTTTTGGACGATAAAATTGTTTCAGAAGTTTCAAGGTTAGAAGGAGATGTAAAAGCAAGTACATCGCTTTGGCAACAAGAAGCTGACAATATAACTAGCACTGTAACTGATTTAGATGGGAAATACACTCAATTAAAACAGACTGTAGATGGCTTTGATTTTACAGGTATGGTTACATTTAGAGATTTAGCAGGAACAGGAACAACTATAAATGGATCAAATATAACTACTGGCACTGTTAGTGGGAACAGAATAAGTGGCGGAGTTATAGAAGGATCAACCCTTAAAACATCTGAACCTACATCTACTGGCGGCGTATGGATTAAACAAAATGCAATACAGTTAGGTGCTACTGCTATGCACTATAGCGGAAACACATTTAAAATAGAAACTGCCGGAAATACTTCTTATTCATCTACTTCAAACATTCATTTAATGCCGGGGATGAAAGGGGCAACTCCTAGTGGTAATGGAATAGTTTATATTAGTGGTAAAGTATCTGCAAATAGCTTAGTTGTAGATGGAGTTGAAATAAATCCACGCGGTATGACTGCGGTATTTGGATAGGATGTGATTAAATGGCTAGAATTTATACCTCTAGTGTTGGGATGTATGTTTTTAATGCACAAGTTATAGAATTACAATCTCAATCATCAAGAAATAGAAAAGTATTATGGTATTTAAACAGTAGTTATATAGGTGCGAGTTCTATAGGAATAAACACAACAGTATCACAAGTAAGAACTTTCAGTAATTTAAATGCAGGAACAACTTATTCCATTGAAGCTAAGATTTATTGGAGTGACACAGACACATATATAACAAGCTTATATGATAGCGTAACAACTAATAAACCAGCAGACACAACTGCTCCGACTATTAATAATATTTGGTGTAGTGCAAGTGGGTGGACTAACGAAAGTTATCTGACTATATCTGCAAATATAACTGATAGTAGTGGTATATATAGTTCAAGTTTATTATTTAATGGAAGTTATTACAATCCTAGTATAAGTGGCAATACTTATTCTTGGAGAGTTCCTACACCTACTGTATTTGGATATTATGATATTGAAATAGCTTCTAGAGATAATAATGATAATGTAGGATATGCAAGTTCTAGGGTCAGGGTTGGATTAGATAATATTGCCCCAACTATAAACTATTCAGAAGCCAAATTTATGGGTGGAGGAATAAGATCAGGAGCAAATGCAACTGATAATGCAGGTGCAAGTGGTGTAGATTATATATATTTTAAAATATCTTCTAAAAACTCTAATACAGACTTTTCAAGTGCTATAGGTGTAGAAGGTGATAGTGTATATCACACTTTTACTACTGATAAAAATGGTTATGCCTTTGAACTTGGAGCAACTTATTATGTAGAAATAACTGCTAAAGATATTGCAGGAAATTATTCATCAAAAACTTTAGTAAAAGTAGTTCCTTCTTTAGAAAGACCAACAACTTGGAGTTGGGATGACTACGAAAGATATGCTTTTGAAAATAGAGGTGCTATATCAACTTTAACATGGCAAAGATGGAACGCTTTTTTAGATAATGTAAAAGGTGTTGCTAGTTGGTATCATAATAATGCTAGTGATGTTTATGGAGTTGAAAAAGCTAAAATGTCTGACAGTAGTAAGATATTAACTGCAGAAAGATTTAATATTGTTAAAAATGCAATAGGAAGTATGAATGCAACAGGCATAAGTGATAGGAAAAAAGGTGATTTTGTATTGGGAAGTTATTTTATAACATTATCACTTAAATTAAGTGAAATTAGAAAGTAGGTGATTTTATGGAAATTAAATTTGATGTATATTTTAAAAAAAATCTAGGCACTTTATTTAAAAGTAATGAAGTAGATTTAGACGGAATACTTGCACATACTAACTTAGATTTAAAATCAGTTGATAGATTAGAATCTAATTACAAAGTTGGAACTCAAAAATATACTGACAGTGTTGGTATGGTTGACATTGAAGAAAGAGTTATACAAATACCTTTCAAGTCAGATGTAGTAAAAGTTGGACTAAATGAATTTGAAATAGTTGCATATATGAGAAATGGCGATATAAAAACATCACAAACTTATACATACAACATAGATGAAGCAATAGGTGAAGGTGTAATAAGTGGTGGTAGTGGAGATGGTCATTTTCATGCTAACTTAGCTATACTTAATACCATAACTCAAACTAAAGTAAATGAATGGAATGATAAAGCAGAAAGAAATCACAATCATAGTGAATACGCTAGTGAAAACCACACTCATAATGCAAGTGAAATAGAAGGCTTAGAAAATATAGATATAGACTTATCTAATTATTACACTTCAACACAAGTAGATAGCAAAATATCAGAAGAAATAACTAAAGCACAGCTAGGAGAAGGCAGTGGAGTTAGTGGAACCCATAAACTCTATGGATTAAAATGGGGAGCAGTTGGTGACAGTATAACGCAAGTTACCTATGCGCCTGGTAATGCTTACCATGATGTTATAGCTAAGTATACTGGCTGTATAAATTGTAATTATGGTATAAGTGCGACTACAGTAGCTATAAGAGATGGTAGAACTGATAGTATGCTTGAAAGAATTGACGGACTACCTGATGACTTGGATATTATAACGGTATTAGGTGGAACTAATGATTTTGGAGCGGCGGCTCCTGTGCCTATAGGGCAAATAGGTAACAATGATACATCTACATTTTATGGTGCATATGAAGCTATGATATTAAAGCTTATTAATAAATACCCTAATAAGGCTATAGGGCTTATAACGCCTATACAAAGAGGTTACACTCCTGGAAGTGGTTTAGATAATTATAGACAAGCAATATTAAAACTTGCTGAAAAATATTGTATTCCTGTACTTGATTTATGGAAAGAAAGTGGTCTTTGTTGTGATGTTGAAAGAATAAACAATCTTTATTTCCATGTACAAGATAAACTACATCCAAATATTGAAGGTCAAAAAATAATCGCTAGGCCAATTTTAAATTTTTTAGAAAAGATTTATTGTAACTTTGATTTATCTAATGTGGAACCTCCAGCTGTTGTAAGTGTGCAATCTGTAAAATTAAATGATTCTACTGTTGATTTGGAAGTTGGGGACACTTATAATTTATCTTATACTATAACACCTATAAATGCTACAAATAAAGGTGTAACTTGGGAAGTTGATAACGACAATTGTACTGTTCAAAATGGACTTGTAACTGCAAAAAAGGAAGGTTCTTCTATAATAACAATAACTACAAGTGATGGGAATAAAATGGATACTTGCAGAATTACGATTTCTGCAAATGCAGGAGATACTTCAACTTCTGAAAACTTATACAATGATGATACGACAAGTAACACAAATTCGCTTGATATTACGACTGGTGAAGCTACTGGAAATACTAGTGGTTATTTTGCTAGTGATTATATATATATCCCACAAGGTAAACAAGCTATTTTTAATAAAGAAGAATGTGAAGCTATTAAAAGTTCATCATATTTTGTTTTTAATTACGGCGATAACAAGGTGTATAAAGGCTCAATAGATGGATTCGGCGTTGCTGCAACTGTTAATGGTCCAGTATGGGTAAGAATTAATATTCACTCTAGCGTTAGAGAAGTATTAAAGATAACTCTTAAATAAACAAGAAGGCTTTGTTGCTGAAGAAAATATTAATTTAAGGCTATGAGAATAAATTCTTGTAGCCTTATTTTTATAAAGTATTAGGGGGGTATTATATGGAGCAAATGATTACAAGCTTAGGCTTTCCAATAGCTTGTTGTTTAGGTTTAGCTTATTACGTTAAATATCAAAATGAACAAATACTACAAGACAATAAAGAAGATAAAGAAATGTGGAAAGCAGAGTTACAATATTCGAGAGAAGTAAATGCAAAATTATTAGCTTCTAATGAGATACTAGCAAAAGAAATATCAAGTAAACTTGATGAACTTTTAGAAAAGGTGGGTGTATAGTATGAATTTATTAATATTAGATAGTGGCCATAGCTTTAATACAAAAGGAAAGAACAATGCAAAAGAAAATTTCTATGAGTGGGAATTCAATAATGATATGCAGTATAAGATTAAATCTAGATGCGAGGATCATAATATAAAAGTATTTTTAACTAATCCTAATCCCGATAAAGTTTCAGATATACCTTTATCAACTAGAGCATCTTTAGCCAATGATTATTGGTTGAGAAATTCAAAACCTAAGACTATTTTTATATCAATTCATGCTAATGCTTATTCTTCTTCAAGTGCTAGAGGAACAGAAACTTATACAGCTAACAACGCTTCTACTACATCAAAGAATTTTGCAAAAGTTTTAAATAATGAAATAGTTAAAACTATGAAAAGTTTAGATGTAAATGCAAAAGATAGAGGAGTTAAAACTGAAAACTTTACTGTAATATATAAAACTTCAATGCCGAGCGTACTTTGCGAATACGCATTTTACTCAAACCTAGATGATTTAAAAATATTAAAAAATAATAGAAGTGAGTTGGTAGAAGCAACTGTAA